CGCAGCATCTCAAGGTATACCGATCTGCGATTGTGCGAGAGAAGACGCACGCCACCTACAAGGCATTGTCAGCAGAGGCAGGCATTCAGCACGGCCTCTCGGCTCACGGCGTCATCTTCGATGAGCTGCACGTCTCTAATCGTGAAATGTGGGAGGTGATGCTCTCCAGCCAAGGTGCAAGACGCCAACCGCTGACGGTGGCACTCACGACCGCAGGCTATGACAGGAAAAGCGTCTGCTGGGAAGTCTGGCAATACGCCGAGGCTGTGCGTGACGGTGCAATCAAGGACGCTACGTTCCTGCCAGCCATCTATGCAGCACCGCCAGATGCCGATTGGAAAAGCGAGCGGACATGGAAGAAGGCAAATCCCAACCTTGGCGTATCTATCAAGCTGGACTTCCTGAAGAGCGAGTGTGCTCGTGCGGTTGAGATGCCGAGCTATGAGAACACGTTTCGCCAGCTCTATCTAAACCAATGGACTGAGCAGGACCAGCGGTGGCTGCGTATGGATCAGTGGATGCAGGGAGACAAGCCGTGTCCTGTGGACTTGCGGAACCGCGAGTGCTTTGGCGGCTTAGACTTGGCGACGACGTTTGATACCACCTGCCTCGCCCTGCTGTTTCCGCTGGAGGACGGCACGTTGTGGGTAGAGCCGCATTTCTGGCTTCCAGACGAGAACATGCGGCAGCGAGTGCGTCGTGACAAGGTTGGATATGACACATGGGCCAAACAAGGCCACATTCACCTGACGAATGGCAACGTGACTGACTTCGACCAAGTGCGAGACGACATCAACGAACTGACGAAGAAATACAACATACGGCAGATTGCTATCGACAGGTGGAATGCCACGCAGCTCTCGACGCAACTGCAAGGGGATGGGATTGATGTTGTAGGTTTCGGGCAGGGATATGCCTCAATGTCTGGCGCAAGTCACCAGCTTGAGGCGGCTGTTGTGTCTGGCAAACTGCTGCACAACAACCCAGTGCTTGATTGGCAGGCTGGCAACGTAGCAGTGCAGAAGGATCACGCTGGGAACATTAAACCGAGCAAGGCTAAAAGCACCGAACGCATCGACGGCATTGTGGCTCTTGTCATGGCAATGGGAATCGCAGCGACGGCAACAGACGCACCTGAACTAAACTGGGACATTCTTGAACTATGAGCGACGAACTGGCCGATTACCGCATGTGGGACTTGCGTAGCGTCGATTGGACAGGCAGCAACAGGACGCCAAGCGGCGTGCGAGTGACGGCTGACAACTCGATGGCCTGCTCAGCCTACACGGCGTGCATCCGTGTTATCTCTGACGCTGTGTCAGCTCTGCCGCTGCATCTCTACGAGCGGCTGCCAGACGGCGGCAAAATCAAGGTGCCAACGCATCCTGTCTATCGGCTGTTGCACATGCAGCCGAACCCGTGGCAGACGGCTCAGGAATTTCGGGATTGGATGACCGGCATGTATCTGCACTACGGTGCGAGCTACGCCGAAATCAGGCCAGGCTCTCGCGGTGCGGTATCTGAGCTGTGGCCGCTGCATTCAAGCCGGATGGAAGTGGAACGGCTGGAAGACGGCTCGCTGCGATATCTCTACCGCGAGCCAGACGGCAGGCAGACGATCTACAGCCAGGATCGCATTTTCGCATTGCGGTTTACCACCGAGGACGGCGTGACGCCTGTGCCTACCTACCGGCTGTTCCGCAACGCGATTGGATTGGCTCAGGCTCTTGAGGCTCACGGCAGCACCTACTTTGGCAACGGTGCGCGGCCTGGCGTCATCCTTGAATCAGACAACCCGATTCCTGTGGAAGCTGCCGAGCAACTGCGGCAGAACTGGGAGCGGATTCACCGAGGCAGCGATCGTGCATTCCGCACATGCGTCCTGCCTAATGGCGTGAAGGCTCACGAGTTGAGCGGCAGCAACGAGGCCGCACAGTTTCTGGAAACCCGGCAATATCAAGTCATTGAGATTTGCCGTGCCTTCCGAGTGCCACCGCACATGATTCAGGACTTGACTCGCAGCACCTACAGCAACATCGAGGTGCAAGGCACCGAGTTTGTTCAGCACTGCCTGTTGCCGCATCTGAAGCGATGGGAGGCGGCAATCAGCCGTGACCTAATCACTGACGACGAACGATACTTTGCCGAGCATAGCGTCAGCGGATTGCTCAGAGGCGATCACGCGAGCAGAGCGTCCTACTACGTTTCGGCTCTGCAAAATGGCTGGATGACGATAAACGAGGTGCGGCAGCTTGAAAACCTGAATCCCATCGGTGCAGAAGGCAATCAGCACTATATCCAGCTCAACATGCAGACGCTGGAGGACATGGACAGCGAGCCGCAGCCTGAGCCTGCACCTGCCGCCGAAGAGACGCCGCCAGAGCCACAGGAAGACGCACCACAGGCCGAGGAGGGAACAGATGCCGTGGACGGTTGAGCAATCCGCAGAGTGCCCAGAATCGCGTCCCTGGGCCGTCGTGAAGGATTCCGACGGCAGCGTTGAGGGGTGCCACGCCACCGAGGCAGACGCCAACGCTCAGCTCGTGGCACTGAACATCGCAGAGGCTGAGGGACGTGCCTACGAGTCGCTGGATTTCAAGCCACCGCAAGGCGTGCGAGAGGCCGCTGCTCAGGGGTTAGAGTGGCGGCGTGAGTATGGCAGAGGCGGCACTGCGATTGGTATTGCTCGTGCCAGGGACTTGGCAGGTGGTCGCAACATCTCGCCAGAAACAGCACGCCGCATGAAAGCGTATTTCGACAGGCACGAGGTAGACAAAGAAGGCCAAGGTTGGAGCCCTGGAGAGCCAGGCTACCCTAGCAGCGGGCGCATTGCCTGGTATCTCTGGGGCTCTGACGCTGGCCGTTCCTGGGCCAATAAACTTGTGCGGCAGATGAATGCCGAAGACGAAGACAGGAGCGAAAGCATGGACAATCTAGAGCGACGTTTTCTGGAAGTCGCAGACGCCGACGAGCTAACAGTCGAGCCGAGAGCCAACGGCCAGACTTCCATTGTTGGATATGCCGCAGTCTATAACCGGCTGAGCCTTGACCTGGGCGGCTTCCGAGAGGAAATCCTGCCTGGTGCATTCGACAAGATTCTCAACCGCCAGCGTGGCAAGGCTGACGTGGTGGCTCTGTTCAATCATGACAACAACATTGTGCTAGGCCGCACGAGCAGCGGCACGCTGGAACTGAGCAGCGATGCCAAAGGGCTGCGGTATGTGGTGACGCCACCAATGAGCCGCCAGGACGTGGTTGAGCTGATTTCGCGTCGTGACGTGTTTGGCAGCTCGTTCGCCTTCACGCTTGATCGCAAAACTGGCGAGAGCTTCCGGCAGACAGAGGACGGCAAGACGATTCGCCAGGTGCGAGAAGTCAGCGGCCTCTATGATGTTGGGCCAGTGCTGACGCCTGCATATCCAGCCAGTTCCTCTGCCGTTGCGATGCGTTCCTACAAGGCATGGCTGGCAGAGCAGAACCCTGAGCAAGTCATTGAAGAGGTGGCCGCACGTTCGCAGGTGCGTGACGCTGCTGCCGCCTGGGCCTTGAGGCTGCGAAATGTCTGAGCCGAAGTGCGGCAAGTGCGGTGCAAAGATGGTGACACGTTCTAGCCGTTCCATCGGTTCAGAAACGCAGCGGTATGTTAGGTGCAGGCGGTGCGGTGCCACGGCCACGGTTGTTGTAAAAACAACACTTTTTGACTTCAGGCACTGCAAGTCTGCTGCGTCTGGTAAATAAGTTTTGGTATATCGAACTGGCGGCATGTCGCCGCAGCTAGGAGAACAAAAAGCATGGACAAGCTGAAGAAGCTGCAAGACGAGGCGGCAGAAGTCGCTGATCGCATCGATGCGGTGCGTGGTATGGAGCTTGATAACGATTCCGACATCAAGGCTCGTGACATGGAACTTGAAGGGCTGGTGGCTCGTGCTGAGTCGCTTGCCAAGGAAATCGACTTTGAAAAGCGGATTGCAGATAGTGCTGCCAATCTGCGCAGCGTTGTCGATCGTTGCACGCCAGCACCTGAGCCGGTTGCGAAGGAAGAGCGTGCCGAGGTTCGCATTGAGCCAGCACCATTCCGTGGCCGTCTGCGTGCATTCGACAATCACGAGGCTGCCTACCGTTGCGGCCAGTGGCTTGCAGGCACATTCCTTGGCGATCAGAACGCCAAGCGGTGGTGCCTTGATCACGGCGTTGAAGCTCGTGCGATGGGCGAAAGCACGATGGCTGGCGGTGGTTTTGCCGTGCCAGAGGAAATGTCTTCGGCCATCATCCGCAACGTGGAAACCTACGGCGTGGCACCGTCTGCGATGCAGCAGGTTCCCATGTCGTCTGACACGCTGCTGGTGCCAAAGCGGCTGACCGGCGTGACTGGCTACTGGGTGGGTGAATCTTCCGAGATCACAACCAGCGATCCTACCGGCACCCAGGTGCAGCTTGTGGCTGTCTCGGTTGCTGATTGGCTCGTTCAAGAGTTTTCGCTTGAGCTTGCCAAGAAGATTGACGAGGCACTGCTTGGCGATGGCGACGGCACCAGCACCTACGGTGGAATGCAGAGCATCACCACCAAGATTGACGACGGCACTCACACTGCCAGCGTTGTCGATGCCGCTGCTGGGAACGATTCGTTTGAAGACCTTGACCTGGCTGACTTCAGCAAGGCTCTCGGTGCGCTGCCTCGCTACGCTCTCGGTGGTGCTGCCTGGTACATTTCGCCTGCTGGATATCACGCTTCAATCGAGCGTCTCCAGATGGCTGGTGCTGGCAGCACGGCAGACATCGCTGCCGGTGGCGTGCCACGGTTCCTTGGCCTGCCTGTCGTGCAGACGCTTGTTATGGACAGCACACTCGGCACCGATGCTGGTGTTGTGAAGGTGCTTGTCGGTGACGCTGCTCTGGCTGGCATCTACGGCGTGCGGAATCAGGTAAACATCCGCAGCACCGTTGACGAGTACGCTCGTTATGACCAGACGGCCTGGTACGCCACGCTGCGTGTTGACGGCAACTGGCATTCGCTTGGTGACACCAGCGAGGCTGGCCCAATGATTGCACTCAAGACCACCGCCTGAGCATAAGGAGAACCAGAAGAAATGAACGCTCTCGAAGGTAGCAAGACCGCAGCCAAAGTGTCGAATGGTGACATTGCAACCAATGCAACGCACCAGCACTCAATCGACACGATTGGTTTCAACTACGCCAGCATCGACGTGTGCTTTGAGCCTGTCGTTGCTGCTGGCACAAACTCGGCAGTCGCCGTGGCTCTGAAGCTGCAAGAAGGTGACACCACGTCGAGCTACAGTGACGTGACCGGCTACGTTGGCGGCACGAGCTTCACCATCCCAACGCCGTCTGCAACGTCTGACACGTCGGTGGTGCGGTTCAATGTCGATATGCGTGGCCGCAAGCGTTACCTCAATGTGTATGCCACGCCAAACGCTGCGAGCCCTGTGGTTTCCGTGGCTCGTCTTGGCAAGCCAGAGGAGTCGCCAGTGGCTGCCTCTGCGGCTGGCGTTGATGTGTTCGTGAGTGGCTGATACTTGACGCTCACGGCATATTAACTATCAAGGATGGCCGGGCAGGGAGGCCCAACTCCCGCCCGGCCATTTCCTTTGGAGTTGTGCATATGCTCGTCAAGGTTGGCGACAGCCGTGTTGATGTGCGAGTCGAGGCGGTTCTCAGCGTTCCACGCCTAGGATTCAACGACAACTTTTTCACATGGGCTCAGGCTTTGATGCCGCTGGGCATTCGGCCTACCAAAGTCACAGGCGCATTCTGGGGACAATGCCTCCAGAGAGTGCTAGAGCAGTTTGTAGATGATGCTGAGTATTTGCTCACGATCGACTACGACACTTTTTTCACTCAGGCAGACGTTGAGCATCTGCTTGCTCTCGCTATGACGTTTCAGTGCGATGCGATCACTGGATTGCAGACAAAGCGTGAGGACGGCAGGCCGATGCTGACGATGCTCGACACGCTGGACAATCCACCGCAGGAAGGGAATACCGAGGTTCCTCGCTCTTGGTTCTCGGCACCTGTGCAGCAGGTGGATTCGGCTCACTTTGGTTGCACGTTTATCAGCACCGCAGCACTGAAGCGATTGCCAAAGCCGTGGTTCCAAGGACTACCAAACGAACAAGGCGAGTGGGGTGATGGCCGAGTGGATGACGACATTTTTTTCTGGCGTCAGTGGAAGAAGGCTGGCAACCGCCTGTTCGTTTCGCCTCGTGTCATCCTAGGGCATGGCGAGTACATGGTGACTTGGCCTGGCGAGTCGCTTGGCAAACCAGTGCACCAGCACGCTACAGATTTCTGCACACACATGACACCGCCGGAAGGCGTCTGGAGGGTTGAGCCATAATGCGAGTAGAGTTTGTGAAGAGCTTTCGCGGGTATCGACGTGGCGATACAACGCAGATGGGAGATGGCGAGGCAAACTTGCTAATCGCTCGTGGCATCGCCAAGGTGCAGGAACAGACTGAGTTTCTGGAAAGCGCGACGGCAGAGCCTGAGACGCGAACAGCAGCAGTCAAGCGAACGAGGAGACGGCGACGTGCGATACCGCAGCCTGACGACTGAGACGGCACCGGCTGTTGAGCCTGTCAGCGTGGCCGAGGCCAAAGAGCATCTGCGAGTAGATATCAGCGACGATGACACCTACATCGGCTCGCTAATCACAGCGGCTCGCAAATACTGCGAGGAG